ACTTCTTCACTGCAGGCTTCACCACCTTCAAAAGCAAATCCGCTAGGGGTTTTGCAAGTAGGGCAGATGTCGTCGCCACAGTAGCAATACCAGCAGTCGTAGTTACAACAGAAATACTAGGGAGATATTGTTCAGCAAAACCAATTTCTTCCCATTCTGTTATGCAAACTTTTTTATCTACACTTAACTTATATCCAGTTACCTTCTCTGTACCTGCCTGATTTAAATCTCCTATACGTCTTGCATTAGGTGGAGGACATTCTATATCACTTGCTGTATTCGGACCTGTTGGAGGTGGTTCTGGGGTGTCTATATCAGGTGCAGGAGGTTCATCTGTATTAATACCTTCATCAACTTCCTCTTCATTTGGATTAACTGTCATCCAACTAAGTTCCCTATAATCATAATTAGGTGGCTCATAGTATGGCATACCATTATCACACAGAACTACATTCTGCTTAGGATCATCATTAACTAATTGTTTACTTTTATTATTAGGGTTCTTTGCGTTCTCTTTATGTACCTTAACGCAACCAGGCATATTAACTATTGGAGTACCAGCATTAACAGTAACTGGAACTACAGGAGGAATTGCCTGTGGAGGTTGCACCATCCAATTTCTAGCATCTGCTATCTGTACATCACTAATATCTCTTACCCTTGGTTTTCTTATCCAAATGCCTCCAAGATTAACGGACTGTTGCCTGACCACGATGTTAGGAATATTAAATCCACCGAGAGTAATATTAGGTAAGTCACGAATAGGAGCCATAGGTAAGTATCCATTATGTAATATGTTGTATCACGTGTTCTATTTTTGCTTCTTCATCCCAGTCATCTTCATCTTCAATCTGAGTAACAATACCAGCGATAGCTAATACAGCAGCAAGTACAGCACCAGCACCCCAGACTTGTTTTTCAATAGATCTTAATCGTTGGTTGAGTTCTTCCTTATCTTTGTTATTAAAATCTTCCAAACCTTTTTGAAGATCTTCAACTTTAGTTTCCAAGATTGCCATCCGACTGTCTTGAGCAGCTTGTTTTTCATGGTAAGCGGAGAGTTGTGAGTTGTCTAACATTATTTTTGAGGCAATTGTTTCTTATAATCTGTAGAAGGTATCTTTAAACCCTTCACTGGACCAGATGATTTTGGCCATGCATTAACTAGTTGTAGATATACTTCCTCTGCAACTATCTGTCTTATCATTTCTATCTTTTCAGATTCTCTCTTCTGAGGACCACCAGTTTGTTGGTCGATGACGTGATTGCCACCGACCATTGCACCAGTTCCTAGTACAGCAACTGCTGTACCAGTAGAAGCAATCTTCTGTACGTCCAATTTAGAATCCGCCAGGAACAGGAAGACCTAAACTAGAACCTTGAGGTACAGGTGCAGATGCTTGAGGATTTCCAATGTCTCCTGTAAGAGCACCACCGATAGCAGAACCACCAGTAATGGATTCAATAGCATCTTTCTTGATGTCTTCAATGATAGCATCCTTGTTTACATAAACGTATGTTCCTACACCTATGATACCAGCGAGTGTTACTCCTGATGCTACACTTATTGCATTAGCAATTGCATTAAAATTAAATTTCATGACTCTATAATTTGTAAGGTTTGTCGTCAGTAGTGATTTTAAGAGGTGCTTGCTCAACTCTAATGGTTTGAACAGGTCCACCAGTTCCAGCTTTTGCTATGATTGCCTCAATGTCTTTAGCAGTAACAGGAGGAGGACCACCGTTAGCACCACCACCATTGCCATTCATCTTCATAGTACCGTCACCTTTTTTAGATGCCGTCTGAATTCCGAAGCTAGCTAAAACCCCTGTAAAAACTGAAGCTATGAATGTCGGATCAATTTTCTGTTGCGGTACACCTGGTATAGCAACATAGTTCAAAGTCAAGATCCCACCCGACCAGGCAAGAACGGTAATACGAACAAATGTACTAATGATAGCAGCTTGTTCTTCAGGATCTGGAAGTATAGCATCCTTTAGTTTACCTAAAGCACCCTTCTTTTTCTCCTCCTCTACCTGTTCTACCTTATCATCTAAAATTTCTTCAGCCATATATCTTTAACAACTGGCCCTATTTATACATTTGTAGGTTGCTTTTTCTTACCAATATTATATTTGGATTCTAAGTTCCATTCACTCTTCTCTTTATATGCAATAACTTTTATCTGACTAAGTGGTGCTGCATCTACTATAGCAGATTCATCTACAACATTCACCAATCCCCAATCAGATAAAAGTTTTATAATTCTATTTCTTCTTTGAAAATCATTGTCGGAAAGATTTGCCTTCTTACCATCTAAAGCAAATAGTTCTTTAAAATGTACTATGTAATACTGTCCTTTCTTATGAAGGATATGGCATGATTGATATAACTTCTTTTCTTTTCTTGAAGCAACACCTATCCTAGTTAATGTCTCTCTTACTTTAAGAAAGTCATCAGGTTCTTTTAATTGAACCTCGACCATATTATCTTTGGTCCATTGTAATTCAGTCATCTCTTACCTCCTTTATTCAGTTTTTCTTTAATGTAATTAAGTTGGTCTGGAGTTAAGATCCTTAAGGCTTGAATCGCTTTTTCATTACTATAACCATAGTATTTTTTCACAAGGTCAAGATCTTTCACCTTTTCTTTTTTGCCCCAAGGAGAGAATCTCTTCTTCGGTCTCACTGTATTTAGATAAAAAGAATATTGTAATTTCTTATCCAAGTTAGGATATCGATTCATCTCATTAGCAAATGCTAGTGTGTCCATGTGATGTGACAGGCATTTGTTAATAACATAGGGAGGATAGTTCTTTTCCCAACCAGGATCATCTTCCATAAGATTATCCTTATTGAAATTAATACTGTTCAGATAATCCTTAAGAGGATATCTATCATCATATGGCATAGTTAGTTAACACAAGTTCTTTACGTTCTTGTTGGTTCTTCATGTAGTCACCAACAGATCTCATAGTATAAGTATGGTCATACTCATTTGGAATCCAATCGGTAAAACGGTCTCTGATTAACTGAGATGAATTATATGATATCATGGTATGCCCAGTATGTAAATCACATTCTTGAGCAAAAGCATCATGGTCAAAAGACTTATGCATCCCACCCTTCTTACCATATAAATTAGAACCTATCTCATAAGGAGGATCAAAGTAAGTAAATATATTTTTATCATCAGTTACCATCCTTTCATATGTTAGATTGGTTATAGTCCAATGCTGTATCAATTCTGAATATTCTGGTAGTTTCTCTATGCCTCGTAAACTAAAGTTACTGTCTGAGGCTTGTTTTGAGAAGGAACTCGATTCGGTAAGACCACTGAAAGAACACTTATTAACAATATAAAAACTAACAGCACGTGTAACGAGACTGGCTCTGGCATCGTTAACCAATTCCTTACTTTCCAAAAAAAGTTCTTTTGCTTTTTCTGGAGTTGGATATGCTGCTTTAAAAGTTCTGAGTCTGGTCGTAATTTCATCTGCTTCATCTTGTAGTTGTTGCCAAAAATTCACTAGAGGTTCATATAGATCATTGACCCATATCTCTAGGTGAGGATATGTCTGTGTCATATGAAGAGCAACAGATCCACCTCCAAGAAAAGGTTCTCTATACTCTTTGTACTTACTCATATCTGGTAAGAACTGTACCATCTTTTTGATGGCACGAGACTTACCTCCTGGATAACGAAGAGGTGTTTTCAAAGAGGTCATAAAATTAGTTGCTTACCAGGAGTAATGATGTCACTTGATGTACCAAAGATCTTATTATACTGCTCAACTACCTGAGGTGCAACTGCAACAGAGTAAATAACATGTTTCATATCCAAAGCAATCTCAGGAAATTCTGGATCAATAACAGTTGCCCATGGAGCAAACCCTACCTGATCCTGATGTGGAATTACAGTTAGAGCATTCTGAATAGTAATAATACCGTTCTTCCAATCTAAAACTTCAGCGATAATTTCTTCGCCAGTTATTAAGCGTATTAGTTTTAAGTCAATCATGTTTAGATACCTTGGTCTTTAGTTTTTTCAAAGAATTCTTTTATCGATGATGAAACATCAGGTGGTTCAGGATCTTTATATCCCATGATCTTCTTCCATTTATTATGCAATGCTCCCATCATCCACGATTGTGAAAGACTCTTTGGACCATTCTCAAGAAGATCTAATTCATACCTGCTAGAGGTATAACCTTTATACTCTTCTCTCCAATTGGAATCATCATAAAGTTTGTTTGTCATTATC